CCGCAGACGGGAATCACTCCTAAGCGCAGAACTTCTCCCTTATTTCCAAAGGACAAGAATGGTTCCCAAGCACGAGAGGCTCTGGAAGCCATCCCAGATTTCCAGGAGGTATTTGCGGACAAGCGAAAGACTCCTGAAGAAGTCGAGCATATGCTTGACCAATGGATTGCCGCCGAGACGGCACAAGAAATGCCCGACGTGGAGCAGTATGGCTCTACTAGTACTGCATCGGATGTTGACCAGAAGGTTAAGGAATTGATGAGTCAGGGCACATAAACCCCCCCCCGCCGCAGGGAGGCACGGGCTGAGTGGCTATCCCAAGCTATTCTAATAGGTGCCTCGTTTTTCATTCTAATAGGAGTAAGTAGGAAATGAATTTTGATTTTAGTAATCGCAATTTGATTCTAAGTTGTGTAGCAGGTATTGCAGTACTGGCATGTTGGTTTGTGCTCAAGCCTGAAGCGGTGCCCGTTGAATTGGATGTGAGTGGTGTAGTAACAGCGAATGAGGAGCAGGAAGTAACGCCTGCTGAGGAAGCAGCACCTGAAGGACATGCTCTTCCGGTAAATGAAGTTATTGAACAAGAACAGAATACAGGAGAAGAATAATGTACAAGAATCATGCTATGACGGCTGGAATTTTCTTGCTCGCTCTTGCACTCAGTGCATGTGCTTGCGAAGAAGGTGATACAGCAGTTGAGACCGAAGAAACAACCGAGGAGACGACTGTCACGACCACGGAAGAAACAACCGAGGAGACGACTGTCACGACCACGGAAGACACTGGTAGCCCTGTTGTCACGGAGCCCGAAGATACGGGTACTGAGGACACGGGCGTAATTTAAGCCAACACCGCAGGGAGGCACGGGTTACAGGTGCCTCATTTTTTATTTATTTGGAGGGGTTATGGCTAGGGGAAAGAAAAAAAGCGAGAATGGTAAAGTTCCTGATATGGGAAGTATGCTTAAGCGCATCAACAAGAAATACGGTATGAAAGTTGCGCACAACCTAGACGAAGATAACCCGACGGAGGTCAAGGGTTGGATCCCTACTGGCTCTCGGTGGCTAGATTCTATTATATGCAAGGGAGAGATGGCAGGAATCCCTATTGGTAAAATTACAGAAATTGCTGGCCTTTCTGCTACAGGTAAAAGTTACTTAGCAGTTAGTATTGCAGCAAATGCACAAAAGATGGGGCATTATGTTATCTACTTTGACGCAGAGAGTGCAATTAATCCGGATTTTATCCGAAAGGCAGGGGTTGACACCCACCCTGATAAGTTTATGTACATTCAGGCTACTACAGTAGAATTGGTACTTGAGATTATAGAAGAGTTTATTGGCTTAGAGCGTCAAACGTTGTTTATCTGGGATTCTATCGCGAATACTCCGACAGATTCGGATAGAGAGGGGGACTTTAACCCAAACTCCTCTGTAAGTAAGAAGCCTAGGGTCCTGTCGCTAGGGTTCCAGAAGCTTACAATCCCCATCGCCAATGCACAATGCACTTTGCTTGGCCTTAATCAACTTAAAACTGTTATTCCTAGCACCCACGCGCAGAAGTTGGAAGCATTGAGTGAGCCTTACTTCACACCAGGTGGTAAAGCCATGGTCTACAACGCCTCGCTTCGGATCTTCCTAACGGGCCGTAAGGCCAAAAAGGCTTTTGTGACAGACGAGAATGGGTTTATAGTCGGCTCTGAAGTTAAAGCTACCCTAAAGAAGTCTAGGTTCGGGACGGAACGTCGCCAGTGTACATTTCAGATTATGTGGGGAGATGACGAAGTTCGAATTCTAGACGAGGAATCCTGGTTCGAAGCTATCAAAGGCTCGGAACAGATCATCCAGTCCGGGGCATGGTATACACTACTTTTCGACGATGGCTCTGAAGTAAAATTCCAGAAAAGCTCCTGGATAGAAAAAATTCACGATCCCAACGGCCTCTTTAAGGCTAGGATTTTAGAACTTATGGATCAAGAGGTTATTCGAAAATACCGTGATCGACAGGGAGATATTAAATCTTTCGAAGATGTTGATGCCGAAGTCGGAGAAGTTAGTGTTGAGCCTGGAGAGGTTTCGAAGTAAGAGGTAGGGTGGTCGAGTGGTTTAAGGCTCTGGTTTTGAAAGCCAGCGTACTCGAAAGGGTACCGTGGGTTCGAATCCCACCCCTGCCGCTTCATTGGGGGAAGTTTGAAAAGAGTGATGATAATAGACTGCATGAATATTTACTTGCGGTCATATATAGTGGACCCCAGTTTATCCCAAAATGGAGCCCCAATTGGTGGCTTTAAGGGCTTCTTGAAAACACTGCAGAAGCTATGTAGAGAGATGAAGCCAGACAAGATCATCGTAGCGTGGGATTGTGGTGGTGGCTCACGCAAGAGAAAGAGGCTGAACAAGAACTACAAGGCTGGTCGAAGCCCTATTCGTCTGAATAGGGACGTTAGGCATCTCACCCTCCGAGAGGAGGAGGATAATAAGATTTGGCAACAGATCAGGCTGTCAGAGTACCTAAATGAGCTTCCGATTCTGCAGTATTGTATTGAGGATGTGGAAGCTGACGACATTATATCCTATCTAGTACAAAACAAGCGCCTGAGGGATTGGCAAAAGTTTATAGTCTCAAGTGATAAGGATTTTTATCAACTTTGTGATAACAAGACCATCATTTACCGACCCACCCAAAAAGAGGTTCTGAATAAGTTCACAATCGTGGAACAATTCGGGATACACCCGAATAATTTTGCTCTAGCTAGGGCGATAGCAGGAGACTCCTCCGACAATCTTAAAGGCATTCAAGGAGTTGGACTAAAGACGATATCTAAAAGATTTCCTTTTATGGCCGAGGAGCGAGACTACTTATTGGGGGATATCTTAGATCACTGTAATGAGGTAGAGAAGCCTCTCTTGGTGCATAGAAGAATACTAGAGGGATCTGAGCGGGTCCGCAAGAATTATCAGCTTATGCAGCTGTACAGCCCATCTCTATCTCCAACTACTAAATCGAAAGTTAACTATGTACTGGATAACGCAGAGATGAAATTTAATTTAACTGAAATGCGGAAAATGATGATGATTGATGGATTTGGGGAATGGGATTGCTCAGAACTGACCTGCCATATGAGAAAGATAGTTGCAAGAGATAAGGAATAGGTTAAAATGAAGAAAAACGGGGGGAAGATGGAGCGAACAGATTTTAGCCACTTTGGCAAGAGCTTCCAAGAGTCATTGTGTATCTTGATGTTGGAGGATAGGCCTTTCTCAGATCAGATCATGGAGGTCTTTGAGTTAACCTACTTAGAACTGGGTTATCTAAGACTCTTTGTGTCTAGAATGATGGGATACCGGGATAAGTACGGTGTTCACCCTACTAAGAAGATTATGGGAACCATCATAAAGTCTGATTTAATGAAGGAAAACGAGGCAATCCAGAAACAAGTCCGGGATTATTACTCCAGGATGCTTGTTTCTGGAGACCTGAAAGACTCAGAATTTGTGAAAGACAAGGCGCTAGAGTTTTGTCGAAAGCAGAAGCTAAAGGGAGCTATGCTTCGGTCTGTGGGGCTGCTACAGACTTGCTCTTTTGATGAAATCTCGAAGATTATCAATGATGCTTTGGTGATGGGAAGCGACTCAGACTTTGGGCATGATTACCTTAAGGATTTCGAAGAGAGGTTTGAAATAAAGGCCAGAAACCCAATCTCAACTGGTTGGCAAGAGATTGACACGATTTCCCGTAGAGGGTTGGGATCTGGAGAGCTTGGAGTGGTCATTGCGCCGACTGGTGCAGGCAAGTCTATGGTCCTGGTACACTTGGGAGCAGAAGCCCTTAAGAGAGGGGTTAATGTCGTCCACTATACGCTGGAGTTGGCCGACAAGACTGTTGCTTCCAGGTATGATAGCTGCCTTACGGGTGTCAAACTGGATGAGTTGCATTCTTTTAAAGAACTCATCTATGAAAAAGTGCAAGGCATTCAGGGGAAGCTTATTGTCAAAGAGTATCCCACCAAATCTGCCTCCACTAGAACCATTAAGAACCATCTGGAGAAACTAAAGGGCCGTGGGATCAATCCAGGCCTTATTATTGTAGACTATGGGGACCTGTTACGACCTGTGGTGAATCGCAGAGAGAAGCGCGCTGAACTGGAGTCTATCTATGAGGAGATGCGAGGTATGGCGCAGGAGTTCGGCTGTCCTGTGTGGACCGCATCCCAGACAAACCGCTCAGGGCTCAATGCAGAGGTTATTACCATGGAAAGTATTTCGGAGGCCTTCAACAAATGCTTCGTGGCAGACCTGATCTGTACGGTCTCGCGGACCATGGAGGACAAGAACAGTAATTCAGGAAGAATGTATGTGGCCAAGAATCGAAATGGCCCGGATGGCTTAGTATATCCAATTTTTATGGACACAAGCAACGTCAAGATTCGAGTTCTCCCACCTGGAGACGGGGAAGGAGAAGCATTAACAACCAAAACCCAGGCGGAAATCCTGGCGGGAAGGTGGAAAAACTTTAAAAAACAACGAGAGGAGCGTAAGTAATGGAATTAGCATCAGAGATTTTATCAGACATCACAGTGCATATGAAGTATGCAAGGTATTTGCCCGAATTATATCGTAGAGAATCCTACGAGGAAATTGTTACACGAAACAAGGGGATGCATACTAAGAAGTTCCCCGATCTTGCTGAGGAGATTGAACAGGCATACCAGTTTGTCTATGACAAGAAAGTGTTGCCCTCTATGAGGTCTATGCAGTTCGGCGGCAAACCAATCGAAGTTGCCCCTAATCGTATTTTCAATTGTGCTTATATGCCGATTGATGACGTCAGGGCCTTCGGCGAGGTCATGTTTTTGTTGCTGGGAGGCACAGGCGTAGGCTATAGTGTACAGTCTCACCATATTGAGAAGTTACCAGAAATTGTAAGACCCAGCAGCAAGCGTACTTATCGATTTTTAGTCGGAGACTCAATTGAGGGCTGGGCTGATGCTGTTAAGGCCTTGGTCATGTCTTACTTCCGTGGTACCTCGAAGTTGAGATTTGACTTTTCTGATATTCGCCCAAAAGGTAGCAGACTAGTGACTTCTGGTGGGAAAGCCCCTGGGCCGCAGCCTCTCAAGGAATGCCTGGTCAGACTCGAAGGTATTCTGGACGCGAAAGAAAATGGCGATAAATTGAGACCAATTGAAGTCCATGATATGATTTGTTATATCGCAGATGCTGTTTTGGCTGGTGGGATCAGACGCGCAGCTTTGATTTCGTTGTTTTCAGCCGATGATGATGAGATGATTTCAGCTAAGACCGGTAGTTGGTGGGAAAAGAACCCCCAAAGAGGTCGGGCGAACAATTCTATTGTTTTGATGCGACATATTGTGACGGAAGGCTTCTTCAAGGAACTGTGGGAACGAGTTCGGGCTTCTGGGACAGGCGAGCCAGGGTTCTATTTCACTTATGACAAGGATTGGGGAACTAACCCGTGCGTCGAGATCGCTCTTAGGCCGTTTCAGTTTTGTAATTTGTGTGAGGTCAATGCCTCTGATGTGGTGGACCAGGAAGACCTCAATGAACGTGTTCGGGCGGCTGCATTCATCGGAACACTCCAGGCAAGCTATACAGATTTTCATTACTTGAGATCTGTTTGGAAAAGAGCGACTGAGAAAGACGCCCTTATAGGCGTCTCAATGACAGGTATTGCGTCTGGAAGGGTGTTGAATCTGGATATGAAGGCCGCTGCAAAGATTGTAAAGGAAGAAAACAAGCGTGTTGCTGAACTTCTCGACATTCGCCCTGCTGCTCGCTGCACCTGTGTCAAGCCAGCAGGTACAACCTCTCTAACCCTTGGAACATCCTCCGGTATTCACGCCTGGCACAACGACTACTATATCCGTCGTATTCGCGTTAGTAAGAGCGAGGCTATTTATAGCTACCTTTCCGAGTTCCACCCAGAGTTGGTTGAGGACGAATACTTCCGTCCCCACGACACTGCCGTCATTAGCATCCCACAGAGGGCACCAGAGGGTTCTATTACCCGCTCTGAGAGCGCCTTGCAGCTGCTAGAGCGTGTCAGGCGTGTGAGCAATGAGTGGGTCCAGGGAGGCCATAGAAAGGGCCAGAACACGCACAATGTTTCTGCCACCATCACGATCCGTGAAGAGGAGTGGGAGCCGGTTGGCGAGTGGATGTGGAAAAATCGTGATTGCTATAACGGACTTTCAGTTTTGCCACACACAAATCACACTTACGTCCAAGCCCCCTACGAGGATTGCGACGAAGAAACCTACAATAGACTAATGAAGTCCCTCGTCAATGTTGATCTTACAAACGTCATTGAGGTTGAGGACAACACGAACCTACAAGGCGAATTAGCATGCGCCGGCGGATCCTGCAGCATTACCTAACGGCGGCCACATAAAAGACAGCCCCCTTTCGGTGATTAGGGTTTTAGAGAACTATTTATTACTGAAAGGAGGCTTTATTATGCCAAGAAAAGGACAGTCAAGGTTTAACAACTTGTTCCCAAAGGGACATAAGTTTGGTTCGTGGGAACTGCTGGACCCAGAGCCGGTGCGGCTGAAAAAGGGAAAGAAAAGCTTTTATTACCATTATTTGGTGAGGTGTGGATGCGGCACTGAAAAACCTACTGACTGTAACCAATTGGTAAATGGGACTACTACTCGTTGTTATGCATGCTCTATGAAAGAAAGATATGGTTCTGGCAACCCAAGTTGGAAGGGCCACGGTCTTATTCCGGGCCGAAGGTTTCGCAGAACACAGCGCGGAGCAGAGGACAGGAACATTCCGTTTGACATAGACATTCAGACAATGAACGAGGTTTTAGAAAAGAATGGTTTTGTTTGCGCTCTTTCCGGTGTGAAACTTGACGAAAACACTTGGTCCCCAGACAGGATCGACAGCAAGAAGGGCTACACAAGAGAAAACTTACAGTTCGTTCATAAAGACATAAACCTTATGAAGAACAAGTTCCCAGAAAACTACTTCATAGAAATGTGTAAGAAGGTCGCGAGAAATAGCCATAAATAAACCTTGACTCCTCACCTCATTTAGGTTACACTATAAGAGTGAGGTGAAGAGTGAAGTTTAACCACCTTCTCCCCCGCTGGGAACAGATGCATCGATGCCCGGAGGGTGAAGAACATTATTATGTACCAACTAGCCATATTGAGGCAACGCTTCAGCATGTGGCTGTTCGTTTCCGCTGTAAGAAGTGTGCCCGCCTAACTGCTGCGTTTCTAGACCAGCCAACTTACCATACAAATAAGAAACTTATTAACAAATATATAGGAGAAGACAAATGAATTTAGAATTGAACCCAAAGTATCCATGGATCACTGTAGATTTATCTTTTGATGAAAAGGAAGATAAAAAGAGTACAGTGATCCTCCCGGAGGAATACAAGCCATCAGAAGCACCGTATAAAGTTGTTTCTGTAAAAAGAGACGCCTCAGGAGAGTTTTTGCACGGGGATGTGATCGTTGTTCCTACCCACGTTATCCGAGAGGTGGTCCTGAGAGGGCAATCTTCTTATTTAGTTGAGGGTAACCATGTTATGGCAACTGTTGAACTTCCGGAGGAAAAATGAGGCATTTAGTAGAGTATATTTGGATTGATGGCACAAAGCCAACTCCACAATTGAGAAGTAAAACAAGAGTGGTAGAGGGCCATGATTCAGATGCTTTGTGGGGATTTGACGGCTCATCCACAAACCAAGCATCAGGAGAGGATTCTGATTGTGTTTTGCGACCGATCAGAATGATCCAGGATCCTTTTCGTCCTCCAGGTTCTTTATTGGCACTGTGTGAGGTACTAGATGCCCGTATGAAGCCTCACACTACAAATAAACGGCACATCACTCGCGAACATGCTGTGTCTTTTAGCCATCACGACTGTTGGTTTGGCTTAGAGCAGGAATATACCCTCATGAAAGAGGGTCGCCCATTAGGTTTTCCGAGGATCGGATACCCTGCACCCCAAGGGCAATATTACTGTTCAGTGGGGTCAGCGAATTCTTTTGGAAGAGAGATTGTCGAAGAGCATTTGCACCTTTGCATGAAATCAGGGCTAAAAATCTCTGGGGTTAATGCGGAGGTTATGCCTGGTCAGTGGGAGTTTCAGATTGGCCCTCTTGGTCCTTTGGAAGTTGGTGATCAACTTTGGTTAGCGAGATATATTCTTGAAAGAGTAGCAGAGAAACACGGAGTTACAGTTTCTTGGGATCCGAAGCCCATAAAAGGAGATTGGAATGGAGCAGGTTGTCATTCTAATTTTTCAACAAAGCAGATGAGGGAGGTCCAAGGTGTATACTTGATTGCTCCCATCGCTCTGCAAGATGCCTTCACGGCCAATCCGGCAGAAATTCAAGAGGTTTATGGCCACGATATTGAATCGAGACTGACAGGTGACCATGAAACCTGCTCATACAAGGAGTTCCGGTGGGGAGTGTCGGACAGAGGAGCATCTATTCGTATTCCGTGGCAAGTTAATGTTGATCAGGTCGGCTACATTGAGGACCGTAGACCAAATGCAAATTGTGATCCTTATCGTGTAACGAGCTATCTTATGGAAAAAGTGTGCCCAGTAATCCAAAGTCTTAATGAGCCAACACAGTTAAAGATGGATTTTGGCGAATTTGGGATTAGTGCTGGAAAAGTATAGTGCTGCCTAAAAAAGCCCTCTGGAAAAGCAAGGACTATGATATTCCAGTGGAAATCATTAAGTACCTTGGCGAAGTACAGGGGCAGCACTGGGTTTTGGTTAGGTCTGGCAGTGTGGAGACAGGGGTGCCACTGAAGGAGTTAAAGTTTGAAGAAGAAACAAGAAGTGAAAGTCGGAGACCTGGTAATAAATAATTATGGAGTGCCTTCGCCACTGGGGTTAGTGATCCAGGTTGAAAAAAAGTTTTACAGGTCTTTGGGCGCTGTGCCCCTGAAGCGGTACCGTCTAAGAATTTATTGGTTGACTGGGCCGAGAAAATCTGTTACCTCCGTGGAGCCATCATCGGTGATCACGGTACTGAAGGAGAAGAAGGAATGATTAAAAACTCTAATGGCTTGACAGTACCAGAATTGATCAACTTCCTGCAGTCCTTGCCAGAGCCCGATCATGAAGATAATGTCGGAGAAGTCTGGGTTACGGTCTCAGAGTCCCAAGGAAGAAGTAATATCGCCCACCAAGCGCGTAAACTAAATAAGAATGATGTCCTTTTAATTTTGGAGAGCGAAGAATGAGTAAATGTATTGTTTGCGGTAGAGGTATTCCGTTTGCTTTTGAAATCTTTTGCTCATTTGGGTGCCGAAACAAAGCAGAACAAGAAAATGAAGAAATTCTTCATGACCGTC